GGGAACTCCAGCAGAAATGTAACGAAATGGAAAAGGATATCAGGCAGAACGCCCGCGTAATGGATATCATGAAACCGTTTCTTTGCGGGGTGAAAAATTGCCTGAACCGTAAATCTATCACTTTCGACACTAATAACTAAAATCAATTATGAGACATGGAATCGTACACCTACTTATTCTTATTTGTTTTGCAGCTTGTTTTTACGGTTGTCGTTCTCCTCGCTCTGTTACACGAAAAACGGTTACAGAAGCAACTGGAGAAGAAAAACAAACAACTACTGACGGAGTTATTGAACTTGCGCGGAGAGATTCGAGCCATGAGGAGCACGTACTTGACGTTTACCGGGAAGATAGTACGCATATCCGTATCGACTACGACAGCCTCGGAAGAATTAAAGAAATTGATTTCAGTAACCGAAAAACTGAAAAAAGAACTGGAAAGAATCAAAGCAGTTCCCTCCGGGATCATAAGGAAACTACCAGTCAAACGGAAACAGCCGTTACCCGTAAATCCGACGTTAAGCAACAAAGCCAGGAAAAAGAAAAGACTACAAACGGGTGTAGCCTATGGACGTTCCTAAAATTCATGTTTTTCTTTCTATCCTTCTGCTTGGTACATGATAACTGGGCCAGTATTAAAAACTTTATCCGCCGGCTATGGAAAAAATAAACCTTTATGTAGCGGTAGAACAGATGAAGCGGATTACCATTTCCGGGGGTACCTTTTCTATCAAGTTCCGGAAATGGAACCGTCAGACGCGGGACGGCGGCGACATGGTGATACTTACTGCCGCCCGTTTGAGGAAAAAGGCGACGGATGAAAGCATCGAAAATTCAAGCTATAAACTATTCCTGACGGACACCACAACGGGCCGGCCGCTGAATTGCTGGGAATGTCTGGTAATGGAGTTCAACGGGAAAAGAATAACGATTTAAGATTATGGAAATAAGACGAAGTGGCAACTTTGGAATTATAGATACCGGCACCGACAAGGGTTTGATCTCCTTTTCTATCGGTGGCCGCGGTAAAGGTTGGGAACCTTCCAGCATCCAGTTAAACCGGCGGGGGGCTTTCTTTTCGCGAAAGATCAGCGTAAACGGTACCTTTATCGTTCCCATGGGTGACAATAACGACATGCCGGGCGAGGTCATGCGTTTACTGGATAAATTCTACGCCGGTGAAGGTATTATGGGTAAAATAGCCGGTTTACAGTGGGGAGAAGGCCCGCGGCTGTATGAGGATGCGATCGACGAAGAGAATAACCGTTTTTACCGGCGTTGGAAACTCGATCCGGAAATAACCGCCGACCTGGAGTCGTGGGATTACACGACGGTTCTTCACCGCTCACTCGTAGACTTAACACACATGCAGGGCTTTTTTATAAAGTTTGTCCGGAACCGTGCGCCGCGTGTAGGCAATCCCGGGCGTTTGGTACGGCTGGAACATATTCCCTACCAGAAGGCCCGCCTGGTATATCCTCCCGACGGCGAGGATGAACCGCAGGAAGTACTTGTGGGCGACTTTCCTTATCCTGATCCGGCCTATACTTACCGTTACCCGGTCTTTGATCCGGCCCACCCGTTCAAATATCCGGTTTCTGTGAAATATTATAATATCTATTCCTTTTGCAAGGATTTTATGAGTACACCGCGTTTTTTGGGTGCGCTTGACTGGCTGGAGCTTGCCGGCGGTCTGGCCGCTATCCTGATCGCCTATAACGAAAACGCTTCGGCCATTTCCCTGCATATCGAATCGCCGCAGTCTTACTGGGACCGCGCGGAAGCACGTATAAAACAGGTTTGCGAGCGTACGGGCGAGAAATACACGGCCCAGATGCTGGAAGATTTCAAGGACGAAGCTATGGAGAAATTCGCCTCCAACATTACCGGAAGGCAGAACGCCGGAAAATACATGCACACGACCAAATTCTGGAATCCGGAAGCGAATAACTTTGAGGGCTGGACGGTGGAACCACTGGATAAGAAGATAAAGGATTATGTGGACGCCCAGATTAAGATATCCAATAAGGCGGACGCTGCCGCCACTTCCGGCTTCGGTCTTGATCCGGTACTTTCAAATCTGATTATAGAAAACAAACTTTCTTCCGGATCGGAGAAATTATACAGCCTGAAAGTGTATAACGCTTCTGAAACGGCTATTCCGGACATGATCCTTTGTAAGCCGTTACAGCAGTATATTAATGCCAACTTTCCGGGTACCGCAACGAAAGTAGGGCTTTATCGTACCATAGTGGAAGCGGAACAGAACGTTTCACCCTCTAACCGTATGAAAGAAAATGCGTAGTCTGTTTTTTACACCGAAACCGGAAGATGTGCCGGAAGAACCGGTAAGCGACCGGCAACCGGAAGAGAACCGGGCCGATAACACCCCGGATAAGCATATAAAGGCCCGCCGGACGAAAAACGTTCATTTTGACCGGCGGATAAAATCGGAGCTGCACCTGGAAGAGTGTTTGCCCTGGCATTTTGAGAAAGGGGCGTCTTATCACTGTATCAGTCATGGGGACGTTGACAGCCTTACTTATCTTCGTGTGATCGTGAAGCAACAACCGGTGGAATATGTTCTGATTTCTACCTGGTGTATGGCAATTACCGATGTTAAGGAGGTGGAGAAATGGCTGGAGAGAAAAGACATAGGGCACGCGGATTTTTATGTAGGTGAAATCTTTCAAGGTTCCTACGCGGATGTTTATTTATACCTAAAGAAGGTGGCGGAACGTTTCGGATCACGTGTCTGCATCTTCCGTAATCATGCTAAAGTAATGGCCGGT